AGTACAAACCTTGGGGGGCGTCCCGTCTTCGTTTAAGGGGGGGATCCAAGGGGCTTTGTGGCTAGGTAGCGGACAGGTTGTACAAAGCTAGCTAATTCTCACGAATTAGGGTCAAATTTTAAACCTTAATTTTAAAGCAAATAAAAATTTTGAGTAAATTTTCCCACCCCAAAAGTGCCGCAGCTCTAGCAAACAACCACAACTAACCAAACCAGAAAATGTATATTAGACGGCAAGACATTAAAACACTAGAACTAGATCACCTAGCCAACCAGACTACTAAGGAAATTGAAACTTGGGTAATAAATAACAACCTCTGTAACCACGCTAGCTGGCTACTACCACAGCTAGTTAATTGGTTTGGCAGCTGGCAACTTTACCACGACGGTAAAACTACTGTAGCTAAAAATTGTAGCAGCAATTGGGCTAAATCTATCTACAGAATTAGTCGTGTAAAGCGTAGCTTGCTAATCAGAACACAAACTAAGCTGCCACAGTATGGGCAGTTAACCCCGTTAATACTACTAGGATTCAAACGCTATCAAGGTTATAGCTATGAACAATTTCGTGAATTTGAGGGGCTAGAGTGGTTATTAGAACCTGATCTTTATACACAAGTATTACTAGACGAACCAGTTCAATTAACACTAGATAGAATCTTAGCTATTAGAGCACAAGGTTTAATGACAAAAAGTGGTCAGCATACAGGTCAAGTTAAACCTGCAGAGAGTACTTGGACACTAACAGGTATTAAAGACACTGAGCTGGGTAGCTACCCTAAACTTGTGCAAGCCATGGTCTGTCAAATTTGGTTGGCACATCCCAAGCACCGTAGCAGTGACATGATCTTAGACCCTAATGACTGGGATCATATGCCACAACCACTGGTAGATGTAGATACCTTTTTGCCCACAGTAGTGGCTAAGGTGCCAAAAATCACTTCTAGTGAAGAGATGCCGTGGGATTAAAAAACTTAATTGAAATTAACAATTCTTGAGATTTAGGGTCAAAATTATGAAATACAACAAGGAACTAACTGATACGATAGTAGAGCAGTATAAAAGTGGTCAAAGTGCTAAACAAATAGCAGAAGGCCTAGGCGTCGCTGACCGTAGCATAATTGCCAAGCTCAGCAGTTTGGGTGTCTACCAAAAAAAGACGTATGTCAACAAACGTGGTGAGGTGCCCATCAAAAAGTACGAGATGATCGAACGATTAGCCGAACTACTCCAGGTGCCCAGCGATCAGCTAGAAAGTTTGGAAAAAGTAAACAAAAATGTACTTAAATTGCTTGAATCCAGGTTAAGTGACCCTAAACCGCAATAATCTAACATAATCACACCAAATAGGCCTGCCACTGTGCAGGCTTTTTCTTTGCCCCAACTATGTGGTTACTATGGTTTAGGGTCAGAATTATTTACTTGACCCTAGTCAAGGATTTGCACTATAATGTTGGCGCAGACTACCAAAATTTTCTACTTGAGGAGTTTTGGCACTGGCGCACCATCAAAGTTTAGCACTTGAGTTTTTGCACTGGCGCAGCACCCCAGGGGGTGTGCTCATTTATATAACCCATATCGTTACTGTTCCTAAACCGTTCCAAGTTCTATAATTTATAGCGGTGTGGTTATGGATTATATAATTTATATGGTTATGAAATCTGTCCGACCTGCGGCGGTTTAGGGTCGACAGACGGCGGCTTTTGGGCTTGACACGCGCGCAATTTTACTGGTAAAATTGGCGCCAGGTCGCTATAAATTCTATAATTTATAGCGGTTATAGAAAAAATAACGGCCCGCTTTGGGCCGTTATGGTTTTTAGAACCCTAGTCTACCAAATCCATTTCAAGCATGTTATCAATTATATAACCTGGAAGCTTGGTAGTTTCGCCGTGCATGTAGCGATTGACCGCTATAAATTCTCCAACCTTGCGATCAAACTGATCATTATCAGCACACCAAGCAAAAGCAACGTCATAAAATTTAGCATCTTTTGCATTGTTTACGCAAGGCACAGCAACAAGTGCAAAGCCGTTCTCATCGCCTACGGGTGGACGGGTATGGACAAATCCACCAGACTCACGCACAAAGGCAAGCCACCATTTGCGATCAATCTTTTGTTGCTTAGTCATCTTTTCCATAACAGTAGTTCCTTTTAGAGTTTAGAACGGAACGGGTTTTGGCCCGTTCCAGTTTTTACAGCGGTTTGCTGTTAGCTAGGGCATCGAAAATCGCCTTAAGAGCCGATTTGTTAGCCTTAGTTAGAGAATCTATATCATTCTCTGACAAGCGAAGGATCGCACCGATAGCATCAGCCGTTACATCTTTTTTAACAGGCTTTTCGCCAGTTTTTGAGACGTACTGTTTTGCAACGTAAACTTTCTCGCGCGAAAGTTTCGCTACAATCGAACGAACGGTTTTACCCATAGCCGAAGCAATATCTTCGACCTTGACGCCCGCCTGATAGTCCGCTATAATTTTAGCGGTTTGCTCGGCGGTATAGTTAACGGCTTTTTCTGCCATGCTATAACTCCTAGAACTGTCGCAGATTCGACCCCATGTCCCCTGCAACAGAATCTATTATACACGGGTTTGCCTGGTAGATTGTCGCCAGAGCGACAATTAGCCTACCATCTATCAGGTGGATCAGCGGCAAACACTCCCGACCAGTGGCAGACAGCATCCGACGAACGGCACCCCCAAGGGGTTGACACGCGCACAATAATTATGATATAATTATATCATAATTTTGGCGCCATCGCTCTAAATTCTATAACCTAGAGCGATATACAAAAAATTATAGCGGCTAGTGCCGCTGTAATTTTTATAACGCTCTCACAATTGGTTCGTTTTTATTTATATAATATTCGTGAGTGGCATGTGGTGGCAAGCCATACTCTAGCATCATGCGCCGCCAATCAGGCCCATGCCAAAAGTCCGTGGGATCTTCGCCATTGATTATATAATCTGCAACATGGATTAGCTCATGCGGTACAATTATGCAAAGCATCTCAGGTTTATAACGGTTAAAAAATTTGCTAGCAAATTCTACCTCATGTACCTCGCAGTGTGCTAGGCCCGCAGTGCGATAGAGTCTGTTATTAATTCTAACCTTTGGAACAGTATGCTTTTTTAGTTCTGGCCACAATTCTTGCATAGCAGTCCAGTGTAGGGTAACAGCGGCTGTTACAACTTTTATCAACGAATCGGCCATAATTTATACCTTGCAATAATTGTTACAAGAAATAGATTGACGATATAGTTTGCTATAAGAATCATATCACCCTTGGGCACGATATAGATTGTCATGGAAACCATACCAGTCCACCACATCGCTATAAAACCTAGAGTAAGCCCGTCTGAGTTTTTGCTTCGATAGGATTCAATAGCCTGGGGCAGGGCCGAAGCCCCAAGCAGTATAGAACCTAGAACGCCGAATGTATCAAACATTGTAATGATCCTTTACCTGAAACTTTTTCCAGTCATATGGTTCGATCTTGTCGCGCCAACCTTTAGAACGTACAATTTTCTGTAGGATTGGAATCTCAAAATCCCTAGCATCCTCAAGCGCAGTGTGGGGTTCAGCGATAAGATTACCAGTTACAAAACCTGCAACAGTCTCGGCATCGGTTTTGAATGTCATATTACCTTTATCGGTCGCATTATTGAAACGATGATTGTCGAGAACAAAACGCTTATACTTTTTGGAACGGCAGATGTTGCCTACAGCGGCTTGCCAAAGGCAAAAGCGGCTAGTGAAAGAATCTAGAACGATACCAGAGTTAGCACATTTGCTAGCGTCGAAGGCGAGATTGTATGCGGTAAGTATAGGGTCATAAGTACCGATACATTTATTGATCCAATTATTTATAGCAGTTACCGATGCAAGCATACGTGTACCAGAATCTAGCATGTTCTGATAATTAGCACGACGACGCTCTAAGTTAGCAGAGGCCCAGAAACCGTTATTGTTTTTGTCATGGAACAGTGTAGCAGGGTCATAGAACTCACGAACTAGAACGCTACAACTATTGTAAATCTTGCCGTGACGATCACACACAACGATTGCAAAATCCATAACGGTATCGTTGAGTGTTGTTTCAGTATCTAGAACAGCGAAGTATTGTCGTTTCATAATTTATAACCTTAAAAGTTGACCAACACCCAGTATACCACAAAACGCCAGATAGTGCCACAATTCGCCGCCGCCCATCGCCTAGCCCCCACCGCACATCCGACCGACCAGCGGTAGCTACCAGCCGACGAACGGTCGATCCGGGCCTTGACACGCCCGCAAATTATATAATATAATTTGGCGCCACCGATATAAAACTTATATCGGTGTGGTTTTTATAACGTGGAACCGTGTTCCACGTGAAACCTATACCAAATCGAATTCCTCTGGTAAACTGTTATATTCTTTATAAAGGCTATCATACATGCGATTCAGCCATTGAAAATCGTTCCAATCGCTAACTGTTCCAAAATCTGGACGATAGCCGTATATATCAAAATACAAATCGCAAAATTTGTCTTGCATTGCCCAAAGTTGCACAGCCGTTATATTTTCCATATCAATGTCCTTGTTTGCTTGGAATGTAAACACCACGAATGTTAAAGTAATCACAAACCGCTTTAAGATATGCTACGTTATCCTCATAAAATACAGCGTCATTAAAAGTATAACCTAGTGTGCTATACAATTTGAAAATCCGTTTTAGCCCTTCAATCTTGAGAGTAGCACCAGAACGGTTATCATTTTCATTACGGCTAACGATATGATCGGGAGTGCCTAGTCTGCTATAAATAAATGCACGATCAGCGTTCCGCAAAATGCGGGCAGTAGCAATAACAACAATACAGTGGGGATCATCGAGATCGTTTTTATATTGTTCTGCAAGTGGTAACAGTGAATCCTCAAGTGCGCGATATTCATTAGCACGCCAGTAGTCGAGGTCAATGCGCTCAATACCGTTATCAACAATGGTACGATACCTGTGCATACTGCAAACGATTGTGCCATCCATGTCATAGATCGCTATCCTTTTCATAACCTATATCCTTATAAAGTCTAGAATGTTGTAGGGTTCGACTTGTCTGCCTGTACCCTATCGGCTATCCGAGGGTAGGCGGGGTTACTGGCCGCCTAGAGTCATGTCCTACAACAGAAACAAGTATACCTGAATTTTTGAGGTCAAATGTCGCTCAGGCGACAATTGCCTACCGCCCACGCCCTACAGCCTACCACACATCAGCCGACCAGCGGTCGATCCTAGCCGACAAACGGCGGCCCTGGGGCTTGACACGGCTTAAAATTATATGCTATAATTTTGGCGCGTCAGCGCTCTAAGTTCTATAACCTAGAGCAATGTTTCACGTGAAACTATATCGTGCTAAAAACCATATCATGCCCATAACATACAGCCACAGCATCATAGTAATAATGTTTCTAAAATTCATATCGTTATAGTAGGGGCTTGCGCCCCTACCCCTTGCTAGTCGGCAGATTGCCTGATAAAATCGCTGATTGCACGCAGTGCGCTCTTGTTAGCCTTCGTTAACGATTCTATATCATTCTCGCTGAGCTTGAGAGCCGCACCGATGAAATCAGCGTGAACATCCTTTTTAATGGGAGTCTCACCGCTTTTAGTTCTATATTCTTTAGCGATATAAACTTTCTCACGAGAAAGTTTCGCTACAATTGAGCGAACAGTCTTGCCCATAGTCTGGGCAATTTGCTCAACCGTAACACCGGCCTGATAGTCGGCCACAATCTGAGCAGTTTGCTCAGGGCTATAGTTCGGGGCTTTGGCTGTTGCCATTTTAGCTACTCCGTAGTGGTTGAAAGAAACTCTAGTATAGGCCAATCGAACAGCAGTGTCTACTACCATTCGTCGGCCGATCAACGGTAGTTGACAAATCGAAGAATTACTGCTATACTTAGGTAGACAGGGGCGGTTATCGGACTGTTATATTATTTATAGCGGCCGGGCCCTACCACACGGCCTATTTTTGAAAATTTTCAAAACAGCTAAGGTGCCAAAATCTACACTTGCCAAATACCCACCAAAGTGCTATAATCATAAAAACTGGAGTAACCAATGACTACACACCTACCAGCCGAAACCCTACAAATCTCACCAGAAGCACTAGAGGTAGCCAACTGCTATCTTCAGCTTAATGATGCTAAACAGGTTGCACACGAGCTAGAACTACACCCAGACCAGGTCACACAAATCTTAGGTCGCCGTGAGGTCAAGCAGTATATAGACCAAGTGTTCTTTGATATGGGCTACAACAATCGATTCCTCATGCGTCAGGCAATGGATGCCCTAATCAAACAAAAGTTTCAGGAGTTAGAAGAAGCTGGTGTTGGCAGCAGTAAAGATATTGCAGACCTCCTACACCTAAGCCATAAAATGTCAATGGACCTCCTAGACAAACAGCTGCAGCTAGAAAAGTTGCGCACACAAACTCCAGGCCCACAACGGCAAGTAAACGTGCAAATTAACGACGACGGCAGCAAGTACAGCCAGCTTATACATAAACTGGTAAGTGGAGACGGAATATGAGCCCACTATGGTTCACCCTAAACTGCATCGGTCTTAGCATTCTCTTAACAATAGCACTAGCGGAACTCATCCATGCTCGTAGTAAGCAGACCTAGTGTAGAGTGTGATCATATAGTAGAGTTTGATCCTACCCGGCGTTTTATCAAACTGCCCATAGACAACTACTTACGACTGCTCAACCTCTACGACACTATCAACCGTCCACAGATTGCACTAATCAATAGTGTTAATGATCCACAGTACAGGTTTGTCTGTGCTGCACTAGCCAGACGATTAGGCAAAACCTATATAGCCAATGTTATAGGTCAACTAGTTACCCTAGTACCCAACTCTAATGTACTTATCATTAGCCCCAACTATAATTTGAGTGCAATCAGTTTTGAGCTACAGCGCAGGTTAATCAAGCACTTTGACTTGGAAGTAGCTCGTGATAACTTAAAAGACAAGATTATTGAGCTCTCAAACGGTAGCACTATACGCATGGGATCTATCAGCACGGTAGATTCAACAGTTGGTCGTAGTTATGATCTTATTATATTTGACGAAGCTGCTCTGTCGGATAGTGGCGAAGATGCGTTTAATGTAGCACTACGTCCAACACTAGATAAACCTAGTGCAAAAGCCATATTTATTAGCACACCACGTGGTAAAAACAACTGGTTTAGTAAGTTTTGGCAGCGTGGATTTGATAACAACTTTCCAGAGTGGGTAAGCCTACAAGCAGACTATACTGAAAACAGCCGCATGGCACAGTCGGACGTTGATGAGGCTAGGCGTTCAATGAGCAAGTCGGAGTTTGAGCAAGAGTACATGGCTAGTTTTACCAGCTACTTGGGTCAAATCTACGAGGGGTTTAAGGCTGAGTATATACTGCAGGAGCTGCCACAGTTTCGTGGTGAGGCTATTGCTGGACTTGATCCTGGTTATAAAGACGAAACGGCTTGGGTTAATATCGTCTATGACTATAACACTGATTGCTTTTATTGCGTAGAAGATTATTTAGAGTCGGAGCGTACTACACGTGAGCACAGCGAGCATTTTCACCGAATGATAAGTCGCTGGGGTGTAGAAACTGTATTTATTGACAGTGCAGCTGCACAATTTGCTGCTGACCTGGCCTATAGCTATAACATAGCTACTACTCGTGCTAAAAAAGACGTCTTACCAGGCATTGCATATGTGCAAACATTGGTGCAGCAAGGTAGATTTCGGGTATATAAAGATTGCGTTCATGTAATTGCCATGCTAGATCAGTACCAGTGGGACGATCGCGAAAATTTACAGCGTGAACGCCCCAAGCATAATCGTTATAGTCACATGGCTGATGCTGTTCGTTATGCGCTGTACAGCTATACAGTATAGCTGGTAAAATTTACTGTTGCATTAGTGCTACCCTTTAGGGTATAATTAACAAAAATCAAAATGGCAAAAAATACAAACAACAGAATTGCAGTTAAATGGGTGCGAGACAAAGCAAAAGCAGCCTATACTAAAGCTAGTCAATGCTATATTTGTGGTACTAGTAGCGACCTGGAGTTACATCACCTGCACAGTATAACTAACCTGTTATATAGCTGGGCAGATAGTATGGGTTATGATATTAGTACAGATGAGGGTATATTACTAGTACGTGATGAATTTATTAGTAGCCACTATAAGGAACTGTATGAGTTGGTGTATACACTATGCAACCAACATCATGTAATGTTACACAGTGTCTATGGTAAAATTCCCAGTGTTAGTAGCGTGCCTAAACAGCAAATATGGATTGAAACACAGCGTAGTAAAGTTGCTGGAACCTATGTTAGACCAGGTGGCTTGTTCTCCAAATTTACATAGGTGGTGCTATGGCATTTGAAAAAATACGTAACTGGGTTAGCACAAAGCTTAATCCAGCTCAGGCAAGAATTGCCTATGAGGAAGGTACTCATATTAGTACCACTCAAAAAATCAGCTATCAACAAGCATTTCGTAATATAGACAGTGTGCGTCGCGCATGTACCTTAGTTATAGATGCTTGTAGTAGCTTAGACTACGATATAAAAGATAAGGTAACTGATGGTGTTGTTGCAGGTATTAGGCAAAAAACGCTTAATACATTGTTAAATTATCGTCCTAATCCCTATCAAAGCATACAAGAATTTCGCCAAGCTATATTTTTAGACTATATCCTAGAAGGCGATGCATTTATATACTGGGATGGTACTTTTATGTATCACCTGCCAGCACAAAACGTACAAATAATCACAGACCCTAAAACGTTTATTAGTAGCTATCGTTACATGGGTACAACTGAGTTTCGTGAAACTGATGTACTACACTTTCGCGATCATCACTCGCAGATTATTTATCGTGGTACTAGCAGGCTAGAAGCTTGTAAAGATAGCATAGAAGTTTTGACGAGTATGAACGAGTTTCAAAAAAGCTTTTTTGAAAATGGTGCTATGTTTGGTGTAGTGCTTACAACTGAGAATAGTCTTAGTCAGCTGGCAAAAGAAAAAACTTATGAATACTGGCGTCAACGCTATAGTGCTAAAGCTGGGGGTCGTCGACCAATTATCCTAGACAACGGATTAAAGCCAGTTAACTTAAACAACAATAACTACGGCGACTTAGACTTTGATAAAAGCATACAAACACACAGTGAGCGTATAATGACAGCTGTGGGTGTGCCACCTATACTACTAGCAGGAGGCAACAATGCTAACATCTCCCCTAATTTACGCTTATTTTACCTGGAAACAGTACTGCCAATTGTTAGAAAGTATATTTCCACCGTGGAAAGATTTTTTGGATATGACGTGGAAGCGATAACCGCTACAGTTAGCGCACTACAGCCTGACCTAGATCAAATAGCAAAATATCATAGTACACTAGTTAACGGCGGCATTATAACTCCTAATGAAGCCAGAAAAGAATTGCGTTATGAATCAAAACCTGGTTCAGACGAATTAAGAATACCTGCTAATATTGCAGGCTCAGCTGCAGATCCCAGTAGTGGTGGGCGTCCAAAGCAAACACAGGAGTAGTTTGATGGTGAAAACTTTTTACTTGCACAGCAAGTTTACAGCAAAGGCACTACCAAGCGACACTGGCGAGAATAGTATTAGCATAGAAGGTTACGCTAGTACTAATGATGTAGATCGTCAAGGTGATGTTGTTCCAGCAGATGTATGGGAGCGTGGCCTACAGAATTACTTAAGAAATCCTGTAATCCTAGCTTATCATGATCACACTCAGCCTATTGGTCGTATGACGGATCATAAGGTAGATGAGCGGGGGTTGTGGATTAAGGCAACCATTAGCGATGCAGCTGGCAATGTTTACAAGCTTGTAAAGAATGGAATCCTAAGCGCATTTAGCATAGGCTTTCAGGTAAAAGATGCCGAGTATAATAGTAAAGCGGAAGTGTTTATGATTAAGCAGCTAGAGCTACATGAAATTAGTGTAGTTTCAGTACCAGCCAATCAAAATACATTATTTAGTTTGAGTAAGCATTTTGGTAGTACTCAGGAATTTGAATTATTTAAACAGCAATTTGTACCAATGGGTGAAACAGCTAAAGGGCTAGAGTCCTCTGCGGAAGCAAATTCAAGCGAAAAGGAATTAGATATGGATCCTAAACAGTTAGAAATTATGTTAGCTGAAGCAACAGCTAAAGCTGCTGAAGCTGCTGCCAAAGCAGTTGTTGAAGCACAAACTAAAGCTGCTGAAGCTAAGGCTGCTGAGGCTAAAGCTCAAGCTGAACTAGAAGCAAAAGTAAAAGCAGCTGTACAAACAGTTGACACCGGTGCTGAAAAGCTATTAGCCGAAGTTGAAAAGCGCCTAGCTGAACAAGCTGAAGCACACAAAAAGCAACTTGATGGTTTACAAGAAGTTATTAAAGAAAAGGCTGTTGAATTAGAAGCAATTCAAAAGAGCCGTATGCAGTTTAGCGACACAAAGGCTGATACAATGGATTATGCAGAAAAAGAGAAAGCAGTTCTATTAGCCAAGGCTATGGGTCGCCGTGTTGAAGACACCAAGTTTGGTGCTCAACTGGTTCAAAAATATGGTGCACATGTACCTAGCGCAACCTGGGAATTAGAAGTTAATCTAAACCTAGAAGCTGAAGTTCGTCGTCGCCTAGTTATGGCTCCACTATTCCGTAATATTAGCATGCAAACTAATGTTATGACAATTCCTGTTAACCCAGAAGCAGGCACAGCCACTTGGGTTACAAATGCACAGTTTGGTACTAGCAACAGTGCTGGCGGCACAAGCTCAACAAGTGGTGCAACACCTGGTGTTGGCAGCCCACACCTGTTAAAAGAAATTACTCTTAACGCATATAAGGTTGCTACAAACGAGTACCTAGCATATGAAGAAGAGGAAGATAGCCTAATCGCTATTATGCCTGTTATCCGCGAAGCAATGGTTCGTCGCCTAGCTCGTGCTGTTGACAAAGCCTTTTTATTAGGTGCAGGTGCTGGTAGCGATCCAGTTAAGGGTATTGCAACCTGGGATACAACAAGTGGTGACAACGTTACACCTAGCGCAGCTACTGACAAAGTTACAGTTGCTAACCTACGTACACTACGTCGTGGACTAGGTGCTTGGGGCTTAGATCCTGCCGAGATCGTTTATGTTGTTAGTACAGAAGTTTACTACGACTTACTAGACGACGCAGTATTCCAAACAATGAACCAAGTTGGTCCTGCAGCTACACTATTAACAGGTCAAATTGGTAGCGTTGGAAACAGCCCAGTGCTAGTTAGCGGCGAATTTGCCAGCAAAACTAGCGGTGCAGTTGGAGCAATTGCTTTTGCGCCAGCTAACTTCTTAGTTGGTAATCAGCGTGGTGTTCGTGTTGACACACAAGAATTGGTAGAAACACAGCGTCGCGTATTTGTAGCAAGCTTACGTACTGGTATCACACAGTTAACCACAAACTTAGGTAACGGTGTTAACAAGCTAGTTTGGGCAGCTTAATTTAGTTAAGGGTCAGGGTTCCTAGGAGCCCTGTCTCTAAAGTCTAGCGTGCTAGACTTTAGAGACATAGAGGAGTTTATATGGCTACAAACTTAGTAACTAAAAGCGAGTATAAAAATTACTTGGGAATTACTAGTACAAACAAAGATCAAGAAATTGATTTTTTAATTCCTAAAGTTAGTAGTCTTGTAAAAACTTATTGCCGTCGCAGTTTTATTGACTACTATGATGAAGCATACATAGAATATTTTGAAGGTGGTTTTGATAGATTTTTATTAAAAGAAACACCACTAGTTAGTGTACAAGAAGTCGAACTTAGTACAGATTATGGTCAAACCTATACCTCACTAACAGAATATACAGATTGGATTAGTAGCGGAGACAGTATTCGCTGCATAGGTGCAAGTAGATTTCCTGAATATATACGTGGTTATCGTGTTAGTTATTTTGCAGGTTATGAAGCCGTACCAGATGATCTTAAACTAGCCGTATTAGACCTAGTAGAATATTACAGCAAGAATAATGGCGCTGTACACGTAAACCGCGATGTAACTCCCAATGTTACACAAATACAATACGTAGCTACTACGCAATTTCCTGCACATATTAAACGCGTACTAGATCAGTATATTGCGGATTATACATAATGAGTATTGCTCAATTTTCGCCAGTATTAAGAGCGCGTATAATTGACATTTATGGCGATAAAAATAATAAAATAGATTTAGCTAGTTTTAAAAAATTAACTAGAAAAGAATTATTTAAACAAGTAATAGATACTAAGGATATTAGAAAGCGCTTTCAAAGTAAAGATTATCATACATCTAGTTTAACACTAGAAGGTATTACAGCGCTAAATAAAAAATTAGTAGATAAATTAGAGGATGATAAAACTAAAGAAATAGTTGCTAATCTACTAAATAATGAAAACTTTTTTAATAATTTTTTAGAATACCTGCAAGATGTTGAAACTGTTCAGGAATATGGAGCCGGAGATTTTCGCATAGAAAAAGTTCCTGAAAAGAAATTACGTGATTATTTTATACAGTATATTAGTACTAAAATACCTGGATTGCCTGCTGCAACACTACAAACTATTAAAAATAATGTAGAAAGCGGGCACTTAGCTGGAATATTCTTTTTAAAAGCAAAAGTTGCGCTGGGTATACAAGCTAAATTTAGTCAAGAAGTTAGTGCTACATATAGAGACTTTACCATTTCTATACCTGGTTTAAATGATGATTCGGCTATTCGTGGATTAGATAGTGTATTAAAAGCTATTTTAGATGCTGATTTTTTAACTAGTAATTTAATAACAGAATCACAGGTATTTATAGATGCAGTAAAAAATGTTCTTGGAGATAATCCTAGTTTAATTACTGAACTACAGTTTCAAGAAGATAATAAAAAAGCTGGAGATTTATTGCAGCAAGCTGGTCGTCAATTAAATAATTTAATTAAAGCTGCTACTGCAAGAGAGGAATCGGCCGCTGAAGCGGCAATTGCCAACCTAATAGTAAGTTTAAAACCTGTAGTAGATGAAATACTAACAAAAGCCGAAGAGCTACGCTCTCCCTTAAGTGAACAAGGTTTATACGAACCAATAGTTAAAAATGCAAAATTTTTAGCCGAACAGTTAATTAATACGCCAGGTTCAGTTACTATTAAAGATGGTATAGCTGATCAAATAGCTGAAGTAATAAAAACTGGTAACTCTACTAAAGCACAACTGGTTAAAATTAAACCAACTCCAATTAAACAAAAACACAGGGAAATACTAGATATTAGTCAGCCTGTCAAAGAGTTTAAGCAAGCTGCGGAAAAACTAAAGCAAACTATAAAAAAGACAAAAATGTCCGCTAGCATTAGAGTTGTAGCTACTAGAGTTAAAGCCCAAGAAACATCTCTAAAAACACTACAAGATTTATTATCTACACAACTTGTCCAAACTGTAAAACAAAATATGGGTAATGGTAATAGACGTGATGTATTAAATTTACGTAGTGGCAGGTTTGCAGAAAGTGTAATAATAGAGCGATTGAGTCAAAGTCGTCAAGGTATGATAACAGCATATTATAATTATATGCGTAACCCATATGCGACCTTTAGTCAAGGTGGTAAACAGCAATATCCTCGCAGCAGAGACCCTAAACTGTTAATATCAAAGTCAATTAAACAATTAGCAGCACAGGCCAAGATAACAAGATTAAGGGCTGTATTAGTATGAGTAGAAGAACTAGTATTGTGCAAGCCCTAGCAGAAACTTTAAAAAGTATAGATGGTACTGGGGTTTATAAAACAGATTTGCAGAACCAGTGTTTTGCCAAACTAAAATTTTGGGATGAAATTAATGATTTTCCTGGAGTATATTTAAGCCCTGGCACTGAATTACGTGAATATCATCCAGCAAGTTTCGCTTGGGGTATGCTTGGAGTATGTGTAAAAGTATACTGTAAAAGCGAAGATAAATCACAGGAACAATTGGAAGCATTACTAGAAGATTTAGAGCATTGCATTAATAGCAATCGTCAGCTAGTATATGATACAGATAATAATTATGAAACAACAGAAATATTAATAGACTCAATAACTACGGACGAGGGCCTCTTAGCTCCCTATGCAGTTGGCGAGATTAACTTACAGGTCAGATACCAGATTATGTAAGCAACCGTATTCATAAAGCCTGGTACAGATAAACGTCTAGTCATGGCTAGCTGAATACCTATAAAGAGGAATAAAACATGAGTTTTAATTTAATTCGTAATAGTAGAGTATTCTTTACTACTGCTGTAGGTGCAACTAGTGGTCAAGTAAATATTACTGGCAGCGCAATTGCTAGTGGTGTTAATGCTAGTAGTGCAATGGCTAGTAGCAATACCTGGGAAATTCAAGTATTAGACGGTTTCGGTTTTAGTCAAAATACTACATCGGAAACAGTTACACTAAATGAAAGTGGTGCAACACCCGTTCGTGGTCAACGTACATTTAACACGCAGTTAGATCCTGTTGATTTTAACATGACTACGTATATGCGTCCATATAAAGACAGTACTACTACAAAAGCTGAAGAAGGTGTACTGTGGAATGCATTATTTAGCGCCGGTACTATTAACGGTGCTAGTGGAGCCTGGAAAGACGGCACATACGATAATCCAGCAGAAGTAACACTAGACAACAGTGATAAGCATCAGCTACAAAAATTTGGTTTAATCATTGTTATGGATAGTACTGCTTTTGTTATTGACGACTGCGTATTAAATACAGCTACAATTGATTTTGGAATCGATGCTATTGCCAGCGTAGCTTGGGCAGGACAGGCAAAAAGTATTAGACAATACGCTGCACCATCTTTTGTTAGTGGAGCAAGTACTGGTACTATGACAGGTAGCATTAGTGGTGTATTTAGTAACAAAGTTACAACAGCGCCATTTATTGCTAATAAATTAAGTGTTTGTTCAGTAGAAGCACAAATTAGTCCAGGAAGTATTGGCAGTGTTACAGTAGGTACAGCCGGTACTGGTTATACAAGCGCTCCTACGGTAGCCTTTGCAGCACCGTTTACTGCTACAGCGTTTAGCAGTGGTGGTACTGTAGCACTAAATGATTATATTTCTAGTGCTGGCAATTATTATAAAGTAATTGATGTTACCGGTACAGCACCATATACTCTAGGTGCTACTGCTCCTACTCATCTAAGCGGAGTTGAAAGTAGTAATGAAGCTGAACTAGAGTGGGTAGGTAGAATTGCTACAGGTACTGCAACTATAAGTGGCGGTGGAGTTGCTGGCGTTGCTATTACTGATAGTGGTGCAGGCTATACATCAGCACCAGCTATTACTTTTAGTGGCGGTGGTGGAGCGGGTGCAGCAGCTACAGCTACATTAAGCAGTAGTTATAGCGTTCCACTAACAGGTGGTAATTTAACAATTAGTAATAATGTTAGCTATTTAACACCAGCTATTCTTGGTACAGTAAATCAACCTGCTACATATTTTGCAGGTACGCGTGCAGTTAGTGGTAGTTTAAATGCTTACTTACGTACTGGAACCGGTACAGGTAGTTTAATGGCAGCATTATTAGCTAGTAAAGAAACTGATGTAGCACCTGCTTATAATATTAATGTTAAAGTTGGTGGCTCCACAGGTAACTTTGTAGAGTTTGATATACCAGCAGGCGTATTACAAATTCCTACAATTTCTACTGAACAGGTAGTTTCAACAACTATTAACTTTACTGCATCTGGTAGTACTGCTGGTAGCTTTGATATTGCTAAGGCAAATGAATTAAATATTAAATATTACGCAGCATAAGTTTTATCAACCGAGACCGGTATAACGCCGGTCTCACTAACTTTAAAAACAAATGGCAGATCTTAGTTTAAAATCTTTATTAGTACCCTCTAAAAGTGTTGAGGTAGAATATCCTGGTATGCCAGGTTTTATTATTGATGTGGCTTTTTTAAGTCGTGAAACACTTATTAACATTCGCAAAAAAGCTACAAAAACTACGTTTAAAAATCGTCAACCTCAAGAAGAATTAAATGACGATCTTTTTTTACAACTATATGTAGAAAATGCTATAAAAGGCTGGCGTGGTTTAAAAATCAAATATTTAGAACAACTAGCACCTGTAGAAGTTGCACATCTTGATCAAGAAGATGAGCTAAACTTTACTAGTGAAAACGCACTATATTTAATGAAAAATAGTGGTAATTTTGATAGTTTTATTAGCGAGCAGGTTACAGACTTGGGAAACTTTTCCAAGAACAACTCCAAGTAGTTGAAGTTCAGCTAGTTAATTATTTTCAAAATTTAATGGTTGGTGGCGTTACAAAAGAAATGTATCTTGAAATGTGCTCTATGATGGGTTCAGAGCCTGTTGAAAGCGAAATTCCAGTTGAATTAGAGGACATGCCACTAGAAGTGCAACAAGCAATGTTAGTTTATCGCATGCTGCGCGATGAGTGGGAAGGTTTTAGTGGGTCGTACCTAGGCAAAAGCTATATTGGACTAACGGAAATATTGCAATATACAGAGATAGAACCTAGTGATCACAAATTAATAGTTATGCTTATTAAAACAATTGATAGCATACGAAGCCAACAAATAGCTAAACATCGAGAACAAAAGAAGCCTGCTAGCAGTAGTTAGTAGGCTTTTTTATTACTAGAAATTTTTGCTATTGACATTTATTTACCCTTGTGCTATAATTGGTGTAAATCTGTGCAAATCTTACTAAGCCTGGAGTAAATATGGCAGGTAATAAAATAAATATTGACTTAAGCGTTCAAGATCAGTCTAGTACTATAAAACAACGTACTAACGATGCCAAACAGCTTAATAACGAGCTAGAAAAAGCTCAAAAGTTAATGACCGGAACTAAATCTGGCAGTAGAGCTATGCGCGCAAGTTATGGTGGCATGGCAGGCGGAGATGTAGAAGAGTATAATCGTGCACGTGGTGCTGCTGGAGTAGGCGGTGCTAGCGCACGTGATTTTGCAGACCAAGCCCGTGGCCTTGGTGGGTTAGTAAGATTATATGCTACCTATGCTGCTAATATATTTGCTGTTACTGCTGCATTTAGTGCACTGCGCGAAGCAATGCAAACCGATATAATGATTAAAGGTTTGCAGCAACTAAGTGCTAATAGCGGCGTTGCTATGGGCAGTTTATCAAAGCAATTTACTGATGTAACGGGTGGTGCACTTAGTTTACGAGAATCTATGCAAGCTACTGCAAAAGCTATTAGCAGTGGTTTAAATCCTCAGCAATTTATAGAATTAGGCAAAGTAGCTAAAAGTGCAGCAGATGCACTAGGTTTAGATACTGCTGATGCTGTTAGTAGACTTACTCGTGGTATTACTAAACTAGAACCTGAATTATTAGACGAACTTGGATTATTTACTAAAACAGGCAAAGCAGCAGAAGACTATGCGCGCAAAGTAGGTAAAACTGAAGCACAACTAACAGATTTTGAACGTCGTCAAGCTTTTGCAAATGCTGTGTTAGAGGAAGGGCGTCAAAAATTTGGAGCTATTGCACAAGCCGGTAATCCATACGATAAACTACTAGCGCAATTAAAGGATGTTGCACAAAGTATATTAAGCACAGTTAATAGTATTATTAGCCCTATAGCTAAATTACTAGCAGATAATACTGGTTTAATAGGTGCAGCCATTGCACTAGCTGCTATAAAGATTACCAAGCAAGCTATACCAGCGCTAACTAGTTGGCAAGCTGGATTAAAAGACGCTGCAAAAGCTGCTAAAGATCGCATGGGCGATGTTAATGAAGCGTTTCAAGGGGTATTCTATAGTAAAACAGCTGCAGCTGCTGGAATACCTGAGTTAGAAAAACAACTAAAGGCTGCACAGCAAAGTCTTACCAAATCTGTAACAGATAAGCGTACACTAGAGAGTAGTAGCTTTAAACAAGTAACTACTGCTAAGGAATTAAGCGATAAAGACAGATTAAAATTAGCAAAAGATATTGATAAATATGAAACTAGTACAGTAAAGCACAGACAAGATCAAGTTGCAGCTGCTAAAGAAGTACTGCGAATTGATAGTGAAATTAAAAATATTAGAAATCAACTTAATGCTGCCTATGATAAAACCAATGATCAAATGGATAAGCAAGCTAAGTTTGGTAGTGCTATTTGGCAACGTGAACAGCTGACCAGAGCTGCACGTCAACGCTATGCTGAACTGGACATACGTAGTCGTGTATCAGAAAATGTTGATACAATGGGCGTACGCGGAGCTGTACAGGAATTATATAAAGAAACCGCAGCTAATAAAGATCTTAGCAAAATGGGTAAGTTTAAAACAGTTACACTAGGTACATTAGCCGCTGTAACTCGTGGTATAGAAATAGCTGCCAGTGCATTTAGCAGATTCTTTTTTGTAATTGGTGCAGCAGTTGCAGTATTTCAGGTGCTTGATAGTATATTTAGTAAAAACAAC